ATTGACTATGGTGCTCGTTCCGATTTAGAACAATTAGCAGATCCAGAAAGAGTAAGACCGGCTGGACAATCGTATAGTACCGCCGTTGTCTTACAGACTAAAGGTCCTGGATTGTTATCTATTGAATTTGCTACTAAATTCAAGCGCAATGATATGGAAAGTAAAAAGGGAATCATTGATCAATTAATGAGACAGTACGGTGTTCATTTGGCTATTGGGGACATTGGGTACTCCAATGATTTTTCTTCGCTTCTTCATAATACATACGGCGATAGATATTTGGTTTCACGCGCTCATAATAGAGTTAACGATCACGTTAAATTCAATTATGAAGCTTTTCCAAAAGAAATTGTTTTCGAAAGAGATTTCTATATTAGTGAACTGTATGAACAAATGAAAAAAGGGATGATCAGATTTCCTTTTGGAGATTATGAAAAAGTTGCTTGGCTAATTGATCATTGTTGTAGTATGGAATTAAAACCATCTATTTCTAAATATGGCGATCATACTGTTCACTATGTTAAAGGCGGAACGCCAAACGACGGATTTATGGCGTTGTTAAATGCTTATTTAGCATATAAGTTTTTGGTTAGTCGAGGATTTACCAATAATAATCCTGGCTCCCAAAATACTCAAAACCTAACAAAACCTATGGTTCTCTCGGGTTACGTACCTAGAAGGCTTTAATTCGACCTAAATACCTAGGTTTACTGATATATCATATTTTGTGTATTAGTATAGAGGGTATAGTGGAACAGAGGTTACATGACTGGTATTAAAAAATCAGGTTTAGGAGATAGTCCTTCCTTTTCGACCAAATTTTTGTCGAATAGATCCACCACCCCTCAGGTCAGCGCCATAATGGCAAATGGTATTTCTCAAGAGAGAAGAGTAATACTTTCTGATGAAGTTGAGCAGGGTTATTTTAAAGACGGAACTGGTCCAAGCTATAATAAAATTGCAATGGACTTGGCAGAAACAGCTAACTCAAGAGTAGTTTCATCTCAAGGTATTAAAAAGAACGCACAGGTTGTTAGCAGTGTTGGTGGTATGTTCCGTGGTATTCACGGAGACTCCGTTAAACAAACGCCTGAAGTTTACTCTCCTCTTTGGCTAAATAGTAATCTTAATTTGCCTCGTGATAGGGCAACCATCAATGCATGGTGTCGTAGCTTTTTTGCTTTGAATCCGTTTGTTCATAACGCAATTAGTTTACATAGCACCTATCCAATTAGCAAGCTTTCTATCAAGTGTCCTAATAAGGACATTGAAAAGTTCTTTGATGACATGATCGAAGAAATCGATCTTATGAATATCTGTGTTCAGATTGCTCAAGAGTTTTGGCTCTTAGGCGAGGCTTTTGTATACGCCGAATTGGATGAAGGTAAAGGTAAGTGGAGTCGCCTACACATTCAAAATCCAGATTTCATGATTGTTAAACGTACAGTTGTAGCTAGTGAACCAATCATCATGTTGCGCCCTGATGAAAATCTTAAGAAGATTATTTTTTCTAACCGACCAACCGATATTGAACAGCGTAAACAACTTAATCAGCATATTATTGATTCAGTTAGACGTGGTGAAAATATTCCATTAGACAATTTCCATGTATCACATTTGGCTCGTCGTATTAGCCCTTATGAAATCAGAGGAACTGGACTTCCAGTCTGTATTTTCCGTCAATTAATGTTATTCGATAAGTTGCGTGAATCGAAGTATGCACAAGCTGATAACATGATCAATCCATTGACTTTAGTTAAGATTGGTTCGGCTGACTATAAGCCTACTTTCGCGGACCTTGAAGCTTGGAGAAGCGTATTCGAAGAAGCCCAATATGACAAGGACTTTAAAATCTTCACGCACGAAGGCGTAGCAGTTGAAAGAGTTGGTTATGGTCAGGGCATCTATGATATTTCTGGAGACATTACTCAGCTTATCAAAGAAATCTTTATCGGTTTATTTGTTCCACCAGTTATGATGGATGGCGGCTCTGATACTACTTATGCAAACGGTGGCGTAGCTCTTGACGTTCTTCGTCAAAGATACATGCAATTTCGTAACATGATGTCTACTTGGCTTAAGACCAAGATTTTTGCCCCCATATCTAAGATTCAAGGATTCTACGATTATTCTGGCGGCGAAAAGCAACTCATTGTTCCAGAAATTGATTGGAACCATATGTCTCTATTTGATGCTGGAGACTATATTAATACATTGGTGACCTTATCACAAGGACAAGCCGATCAAAAGAGAGTTTCTGTAAATACTTTGTATCGTTCATTAGGATTAGAATACGAAGATGAGGTTCGTAAGATGCGTAAAGAGAATATTCAGAACGCCATTCAAAAGAAAGAAATGGCAGCTCTTGAATCTATGGATCTTAATGCTCTTCGTGCTCTTGATGATGAGGATGAGATTCCAGAGCCAAAGGCAGCAGGAGCCGCCGGTCAAGAAGCTCCAGTACCAGGCGAAGCTCCAGGTGGTGCCCCAGGTGGATTACCAGATTTGGGCTTACCGGGTGGACCTCCACCACCTCCACCAGGCGGTGGCGGCGGTGGTGCACCTCCACCCCCACCTCCGGGCGGAGGAGAAGGTGGTGGACCTCCTGGCGGAGCCGCTCCTCCACCCCCACCAGGGCCATAAACACTATAAATCCGCTGAATAACCCTCTACTTGTGAATAATCCGGTATTGTTTTAGCAATTGCACATAAGTAGAGGGTTTTTCCATGGATAAATTTGCTCAAAGTAAAAGACAGACTGGTCGAGGCATTCTCAATGAGTTAAGAGAAAAGATAAATATGCCAGGATCTTATCTGGAAGGATTTTTCAAACCAGAGTTAGATAGAGTAATGAATGCTCTTAAATCTTTGGATGATAAGCTTCGTTCTATTTTGACTGGTAAAAAAATTGGAACGGCTGAGGCTCCCGCAATTACTCAATCAGCTAAAGATCTATTAAAGTCAGCTCGTACGAATTTTAATCGTCGAGAATACATGACAGGTGTAGCTGATTTGGGAATGTTCCATAAAAAGCTATTTGATATTACCCAAGAAATTAGCAAGTTTTTTGTAGATGTAAATAAAATTCATAATAAGTTCTTATTTGAAGGTACTGACGAAGAGAAGTTAAAGAGACTTAGAGAGCATATGGAAAGAAAAGCTGCTCTTGATATTCCAGAATACTTCATTAAAGAAGCTGGTATTATGGATTTCTTCTACAACATTGGTACCAAGCGTGGTCGTTCTTTAATGGCCTGGGAGAAAAAATATCCAAAGCAGACAAAAGAACTTCGTGAGTGGGGACTTAAGTTAATTGATGAAGGTGATACTTTACTCAATGATACATTAGCTTATATGAAGGAAATGGCTACTGCTCGCGCTATTCGTAGACCAGATGATTATATGGAAGCTGCCAATAAAATCAAGGCTTCTTTTGATAAATTTGATAGTGGTGGAAAAGGTTTTAAAGCATATTACTCTAATGTTATTTTACCATTTATGAAACTTAGAGAAGATATTTCGGCACAAGATAAAGCAAAAGAACCAAGTCCAATGCCAACTCCTACGGGACCAGCACCAGGACAAACTGAATTAGGATCTACGCCTGGTGCCCCTCCAGGTGGTCCTCCAGGTCCAGGAGGAACTCAACTTACTATGCCATCTCCTCCTCTTGGAGGCGGTTACATTACCGTGGCTCCAAGTCAATTTGCCACCCCTTCTGTGCCTGCTCAAGAGCCTTCAATTCCGCCACCACCGGATACATTACGAGATGTATCAGCACCAGAACATGAAGAAGTGCCACCAGAAAAGAGAGTTAGAGTAGCTCACAGTAATTTCTTAGCTTCTTTAGAGGCTATGAGTAAAGAAGCTCCTAATGTATTAGCTAGCTATATTTCTAAATACGCTAAGTCAATTCAGGGAGACGATCCAGAAACAGCTATTAATCTATTCAAGATCGCCAAGAAGATTAGAGGTTAAAATGGGAAAGCAGGTGCCTAAGACTAATACACCAGTCTCAGATGCACAAATGGCGCAGGCAATTATAAGTGTCTGGCACCGTTTGTTTGGCACCACTCCATCTAAAGAACAAGTGTATATGATTATGGCACAAAACGCTCTAGAAACAGGCGGTAATAGACAATCTATGCACAATTATAATGTTGGCAACATTACCACTGGCAATAATGATCATGACTATTTTTTGGGTGGTGACTGGATGTATGCTGACAAAGCAGAAACTAAAAAGAAAAAAATCGTTCAACACTTTCGAGCATACAATTCTTTAGAAGAGGGTGTAGAAGACTATTTGAAGTTTTTGAGCAGAAGTAAACGATATGCTGAATCCTGGAAACATATAATGAATCCAGACCTACGTTCTTACTCTAAATCATTACATGATGCAGGATATTACGGAGCCAAGGAAGAAGATTATACTAAAGGACTATTAAGCCAGTTCAATAGATTTAACAAAGGCACTTCATATAACGTTGCTCTGTCGGGTCAGAGTCAAGAAGGCTCTCCTACTATGTTAGCTAAACAAAAACAAATGCCACAACAATCTGGAACTCCACAAAGCTTAGACAATATACTTGAACAATTTTTAAGTAAGCTACAAACAGCCGCTTCAAATTATTCTTTGAAGAAATTGTATAAGGCTGCTTTGCCAAATAATAACATCTTGATTCAAATTTCTGCTCCCGATCATACAAGTGCTGTTGAATTTTCGCGAGTTCTGTGTACAGCTTTAGATGAAGATTTGCTATCTACCTCTTATCCACATACCGATGGAGAATTGGTAGAAGTTGAATGTTCTATTGCTGGACCTGCCAAAGAATGTTTTGAGGCAGTCAGTCAAATGTCACAAGCTGTTGCAGAAACTTTTAAGGATGCAACTAAAAAAATTGGTGCAATTGATATTAAAACCAATTGCATTATGGATAAAAAGTCATATTATCAACCAATCAGCCCTAGAACCGCTGATACTAACTATAGGAAGTTTCTCCTCAAATTTATCTAAGGAATGCAATGGTATCAGAACAACACATTTTAGAAACAGTAAAACAGTTGCAGGGTTCAGGAAAAACCTTTGCCGAGTTTCTTGCCGAAACTTTTAAGGATAGTTTTATTGAGGTTTATGTTGGAGACTCTTATGAGGATGTAAGTACCGAACAAGTTTCTACGACATATCCTGCTGTATTTTGTGGTAAAGTTATCGCAGCGTATCGTGAATGTTTAGTTCTTAATTGCGCGTTTTTTGGACAAAATGGCGCCTTACAAATGGGCAACATTATGTTTATCAATGAAAGAGCCATCAGAGCGCTTAGCGCTGTTGATGGTAAAGGTACTGTCGAAGATATGATGCTTCGCAGCAAAGAGACCTTAGATATTAAAAAAAGATTCGCACCTAAGTAATGAAATCAAAAGATGACAAACACAGATACAATACTACAACTTGCCAGCGCTTATGAAAGTAAGTGTTTACAGGGTTTGGTGAAGGTTGCGAGAATTCGCAAATTACCAGACGGTAGGTATCGTGTACTCTCTCAAAAGGGCAAAGATTTAGGTACATATAAGTCTAGAAAAGGCGCCGAGAAGAGATTAAAGCAAGTTGAATATTTCAAGCATTTAGACAAAGACAAAGTAGATGACTCTGGAAAAGCAGTTGATCGAATTGATTTAACTGATGCTGATGAGTTTAGCTATTCCGCTATCATGCGAAGAATTCGTCAACGAGCTACGCCAGAACAAGTTAAAGAGTTTCTTAAAATATTCAAAACACAATTTGATAAAGCTGTCAAAGGCAAAATGAATAAGCCAGAAAGGGTAGCTTTACAAAATACTGTTCTCAAATTTCACAAACTTCATCCAGTTAAATTAGATAAGAAGATGGTTAAGTGTGCTGCTGTTACTGAGTTAGGTGATGCAGAACAAGTTGGTAAATACTTATCAGATATTGTCAAATTTATTCTTGCTAGATTACCATTAGAGAAGCGTCCTCGTGCCGCCCAAATACTTAAACAAAAATTTGGAGTCATGAGTGAGAACGAAATTGCCGGCAAAAATATGCCGAATGCTGCTGTTTATGGGCAAGCAATTACATTCGTCAAACACGTACTATTTAATCAAGACGCCAATTATATCAGGGAGGTATTAAACAGCTTGGCGAGGAACCTATGATTAATAGATTACGAGCTGTAATTCCCGGCGTTTTATATCGTGGTTCTGCTCCAACTCCTAAAGATGTTTTAGAGTTAAAGAACAAATTAGGTATTAGAAAAATTGTTAGTCTAGATGAAGATTCAGGTGAAAGGATAAGCAGAGCTTGTAAACTGTTAGGTATTGAGCAAGTTAAATTATATATTGATCATAGAAGAATGAACCTATATAATTTTCTAGCACAGGACTTTAAAAAGTTATTTCTAGAAGGCGGCCCAACTTTTGTACATTGTCTTCATGGTAAAGACCGTACTGGTTTAGCTTCTGCTATAGTTAAGTGTAAATTCTTAGGTATGGATCCAGAAGACGCTATTAAAGAGGCTAAGTCATTGGGTTTTGGTGTCGGAGTTGATCCTAAAGTAGTTAGTAGATTCGAGAAAATTATACGACACTGTAAATCAGAGAAAGATGAAAATAGTGCTGATATAGTGTCCATCGAAAGAGAATATAAAGGCGATAATAGAGATAGTTTCCTGGATGAGGGGCATCAGGGATCATTTGCTCCGTACCTAGATCATACTCGTCAAAATCCAATGGATGCTGTGTATACGTATATTAACGATCAGTCGCCTACTAGACAAAATTATCCAGATACATCATTATTTCGGTATGATCCTAAGAAGGGTGATGCAGTCCCCAATGTTGGCGAATTCGATAATGATGCCGGTCAACGAGGATTCGGACCCACAGAAAATTATAATGGATTCTTCTCTGAGGTAGGTCACTGAATGATTAAAAAGGCTTATTCTGTACAAATGAGTTATGACGTGTCTGATAGCGAAAAGCATCAGGCGGAGAAGGCTCTATTGTATTTTAAATCAGCCGCCCATAAGCTATTACAGGCTTCGGATTATTTGAATACTATGAAAACTCCATTCAAAGATAATCCAGATATGACACCAGAAGATGTTATGAAGGCTCGTGCAGTTATTCGTCGCTTCAGAGATCAAGCACTTGATAATTTTAGTGACTTCAAAAAGGTAGCTTTCGAATGCATTAATTTGATGCAGACATTTGGTAGTGATACTCAAACATTCAAACTAATGAAGTCTTTTATATCTTCTATTGATCAATTAGAGACTTCTGTGAACCATTTTGCCGAACTATTTAATGATTTGCAGTCAAAAGATTTTGCGAAAGACATTGTAACATCGATTGAAGATGTTCAAAAGCAAAGTGATGAAATTGACGAAATCATTGATGAAAGAATAAAATCTCATATTCAAACGAATATACTAGCTACTAGTTGGGTAGATTCCATTAGCAATGATTTACAGATGAAAATAGAGAAAAAGACGCCACTTATTATGGATCTCTATAATCAGAGGCAAGAGCAATTAAACGATGCGATAGAGGAGCGAAGCACAGTTGGTAACTAAAAATGGTAATATCGCTGTATAATAGATGAAGTTTTTGGTCATGGACCGGAAATTTGTAGCAATATTACATTATACCTGTGTGGTCTCCCATTTGGAGAATATATGGCTTTCATTAAACACGGTGATGGAAAAATCTTAAACGTAGTTGACAGCGAAGAGTTAACTGAAGAACAGAAAAAAGCTGTTAAGAACGTTTCCAAGGAACTTGTCAAACAATCTGACAAGACAACTGATTCTTCTAACAAGAAATCAGGGAGCTAATACGCATGCCCATTATTAAATTAGGCGAAGCCCACGAAATTAAACTGGAGAACATGGAATCATGTCTTCCAGAAGTGAGTGCTGAGGTCTTAGAAAACTTTAGGAAATTTGCTGCTAACCTTAAGAAGGTTGCGCCTAGAGCAGAAGACTTTTTATATTTTTCTGCTGTTATGATGCACGCCGCAGAAGCAGCCGCTATTAACGAAGATGGTACACCTAAGTTAACACTTAAGGGCGAGCCAGTTCAAGTTAGCTGGAACAAAGACGGTGGAACCTGGAAATGGGCCTCTACTGATCCTAGTATAAAGCCATATAAGAATTCTAATGGTGATATCTTCCCAGAAGAAGAACTAATTAAAGCTTACAAGAAATGGAAACATAAGCCTCTATGTGTGGATCATAAATCGAGTTCGGTAGACCACGTAAGAGGCTTTATTGTTGATACCTATTATGATCGCAATCTCAAGAGAGTTATTGCATTATGCGCTTTAGATAAAGCGGGATTTCCTCAATTAGCTAGACAGATTTCTACAGGCGTTTCTAACTGTGTATCCATGGGTACCGCAGTAGGAAGAGCCATTTGTTATGATTGCGGTCGAGTCGCCCGTGCGGAGCAAGACTTCTGTGGTCATATGAAAAACAAGACTTGCTACGGTGAAATTAACGTAGACCTCAATCCAATTGAGTTATCTATCGTTGTAAATGGTGCTGATCCTAGAGCCAACATCAAACACATTATTGCCGCAGCTAATACAATGAACACTTATCTCGAAAACCGCGCCAAGGAACTAGAGAAGGTTGCTTCAACGTATACTGCTACCATTGTTAAAAGCAGCGATTCAGAGAATTCTGATGCCAAGAGCTTTGAATCTATTGAAGTACAAGGTAGCGATTTAGAATCATTCAAGGCAGACGTTGAAAGAGGACTTCAGGAATTAGAATCTCTTAATTCAAAATTTTCTGAAAAAGATACTAATTCTTCTGCATTTAATCAATCGTCGGGTTCGATTGCTATGGATGAAAGCACACCCACGGATTCTGGATTGGCTCTCCAAACTCCGCAAACCTCCAGGTTTGCATCCGCTGATGTAGAGGCGGAATCATTGGCTGAGCTTCAACAAGTTACAGCTTCAATTGAAGCTACGTTAAGCCAAATGAAAAAGAGCTTGGATAAGTTAGCTAAAACTTCTACTACTAAAATACAAGAGGAAAATATGTCTGGATCAAAAGAAATTAATAAGCAAGCTTATTTCCAGGGTGGTGGTGGCGTCAACGAGCCAACTCCAGGTCAAGTTAAATATCCAAAAGACGGACTCAATGAGCAACTTCGTGAGAATGAAGACAAGCACATGGTGGGTCAGCCTCCTTTCCCTGAGGTAGGTCCAGTCGATGGAATGCACCCTTCACCAGGCTCTGTAGATCCTTCTGATGAATTGGCACGCAAGAAGATGCTTGCTCGTGCTGAAGCAGAAGAAAGAGCAATGAAGCGCAATGCTATTGTCAATATGGCAAAGGACGCTTTGAAGCAGAAGGAAGCTTACTGGCAAGGTGGTGGCGGTGTAAACGAGCCATCCCCAGGTAAAGCAAAGTATCCAAAGGACAAGCTTAACGAAGAGCTTCGTGAATACGAAGATAAGCAAATGGTTGGCCAAAAGCCATTCCCAGGTGTTGGTCCAGTTGATGGTTTACACCCATCTCCAAGTTCCGCTGACCCTTCTGACGAACTAAAGCGTAAGCAAATGCTCGCTCGTGCTCAACTAAGAGCCCGTTTCGTCAAGGCAGCTAATGGTGACGGCACCCAAAACAGAGCTAAGAGTGCTTGGGAAGTTTTCCTAGGTGACAAGCTTTTGTTAACTGCTTCTGTAGACGAACTATCTGGTGGTAATGTTGATGTTCTATATGACTCCATTGCAACTAAGGATTTCGGTACTAGATTGATTGAAAAGGTCAAGACTAGTGGCGCTGCAGCAGTATCCAAGTTAATCAAGAAGGCACAAGATCCAGGAGCTGGTGCTGCTCCTCCTCCACCTCCAGCAGGTGGTGATGCAGGCGCTCCACCTCCAGGTGATATGGGCGGTGCTCCAGAAGCCGGTCCTCCAGCCGAGGATGCAGGTAAATCTGGCGATCCAAAGCAGAATGCTCTAGAGCTAGCTGAAAAGTGCAGAGATTTGTGCTCTGACCTAGTTGAGGCAGTTCGCGCTCTAACCGGCGAACAAGCTGAAATGGGCGGAGAAGCTGGTGGCGAAGCCGCACCTGAAGGTGGTGTTGGTGGTCCAGCAGGTGGTCCAATGGCCGCTGATACACACGATGCTCGTAGAAAGTCTAAGGAATCTAAAGAATCTGATTCTAAGGAATCTTCTGCAAGCTTCAGTACTACCACTCTAAATACCTTAAGAAGAGAACTTAATGGCGCGCTTACCCATGCAATGAAAGAAGCCGTCGCAGAACTTAACGAGCACCAGCAAGAACTAGATATGATTGTTGGTATGTACGATAAGGGTGCAGTTACCGAGTCTAACCAAGACTTTGTAGGTACCATCGTAGAAGACGCATTGAATGAAGCTAAGACTGCCGTAGCAGATGGTTTCAAACTAATGACTGCCTTTGTGAAGTATGCTCGTGGTACCAAGGCAATTGTAAAGCGTGCTGAAATTGAATCAGAATTGCAAGCACTAGCCGAAGGAGATACCGAAATGAGCGACATGAATGACAGTCACTCCGCAGACGGCGGTGACTTGATGGGACTAATCAACGACACCAATGCTGACTTGGACGCCGTTCAAGAGATGATGGGTGATGAGCAAAATCTAGATATCGATGATATTTTAGGTGAAGGATTAGGAGAACATTCTAACGATAATGATGAGTTCGAGCCTGAACCAGATTCTGAGGCCCTATTATTACCAGAAGCTGCAGCAGATGATGGTGATGTAGATGTTGATCCTCAGAAGTTGGAGAAGCTACTACAAGCCAGCGCATCTCTTGATAGCAGAGAAGGACGTCAATATCTCAGAGCTAAGTTAGCTGCTGATGCCCTCGGCAAAGAGGAAGACGGTGAACTTCAAGATATGTCCAAGCAGAAGTTTAGTGATATGCTAGATCAAGCTGACGGATTAGCTGATGGTCAAACCGACCTAGATATTAAGCCATCTGATAGTCTTGGATTAGTTGAAACTCTACCAGAGATTAACCAGAGAATGCTTGAAGTTGCTAAGGCTCCACCAAAGGTTCGCAAGGAAGCAGAAGCTATCCAGAGACTTGTTGCCAGCGGGGCTCTAAATCCAAAGGATGTAGATGCTCTAGTAGCAGAAGGTCTAGATAAGGATGCCGTTGCTTACTGGAAGAAGTACTTTGGTGAAGTTGATGGCGGAAGTGAATTTGCCAGTGAAATGGTAAAGGAACACGTCAAGTCAGCTATGGAAGAAGAACTTAACACCTTCCGTGTCAAGTTAGCTCGTGCTTACGAACTAACCTATGATATGGTTGACCGTGGACTCTGCCGTCACGACAGAGCAACCATCTCTGACCAAGTTGATCAGATTATGAGATTCAATGATGATGCATTTGAATCCCTAAAGAAGGTCGTAGCCCGTCATGAGCCAGGTTCTCTACGTAAGGCTGCCGGAAGCATTCCACAAGTTGGTCTAAGAGGCGACAGTGACTCTCCAGTTACTGCAGTCGTAGAAGAGAATGATTATGCACACTTGTCCGCCATGTTCGGTAACAAAAAGGGTGTGTTCTAAAGCTAACACTTAATTGAGGATACAGATGAAAAACCAAAGCGTATCAGATTTTGTTGCCGCAACGATGGATGCGGTATTAAACAGCAAAGAACACAAGTCTTTGTTTGCAACCCAGTACAAGAAGGCTGGTGAGACCATGTGTGCCGAACACGGTAAGATGGACTCTTGCGCAGCAGATGACCAAGATGCTAAGAAGAAGAAGGACTCTTCTGATGAAAGCTCTGCTTGGGACGACGATGATAATGATGCTCGTCGTAAGAAGAAGGATGAGGATGATGATTCCTGTATGGCAGATGATGATGAGTCTGATGCCGATGACAACAACGATGAGTTTGGTAAGGGTACCGGAACGGGCTCTGGCAAAGGCTCGGATCCTTATCGCTTCCCAGAAGATAAGATCACTGCCAAGCCACCTCAGCCAGCCCCACAGCCAGTAGCTCAAAAGGCCGATGATGGTTTAGAGACATCCGCAGCATTTGATGTTGCAATTGATAGTCTTCTAACTGCATCCGCAGCTCTTGACTCTGTTGGTCTTGGACGTGGTTCTGCTCTTACTTTGAAGATTGCTTCCTTGGTTGTTGAAGCCAAGAAGAAGGACAAGAAGGAGAAGGATTCTAAGAAGTCTAAGGATTCTAAGAAGTCTGATCCTAAGAAGTCTGACTCTAAGAAGTCTGATTCTAACAAAGTATCTGACAAAAAAGATTCTAAGAAGTCTGATCCTAAGAAGTCTGATTCTAAGAAGCCAGCTTCCAAGGATTCCAAGAAGTCTTCTGACTCTAAAAAAAAGTAAGTAAAGGGTCGTTCGAGACTTTCGTACCGTCGAATCTTTCTGACATTCCAATAGAGGATCTTTGGAAGATATCGAAGATGCTTAAAGAAGAGTATCTTTCTTTATTAAAGAATCCATTGGCACCAGAACACAAAGTGGATAAAGTTAGAAAAGATTTCTTGGCTGTAAATCAAGTTTTGATGCAAAAACGACTTAATAGTGGAGAGTTCAGTGTTTAAACAAGGCAGTTTTGAGGACGAAATCTATCGTTCTATGGAAAAGACTTTAGTTAAAAATCAAACTGAAGATAGACACGGTTTCAATAAACTAGCCAAAGCTGCTGACCTTTTGAATACTGCTGCTGCTATTTTTGATAGCGCAGGTATGTCCAAAGAATCTAAAGAAGTTACAAAAGTCTTGCAATCAATGGCTGTAGACCAATTGATGAGCGAGGCTTTTTCTTTGTCTGATTTAATGAGTAAAATCGATGTGTTAGGAGTCTCAGAGCATGATTTACACAACATGCTAGAGATGTCTACACCAGCTCAACTAATTAATTTGGGAAAGAAACTTCATAGCGTTCTAAAGGGAGATAGTTCTTTAGGTGAAGAAATTGCTCAAGTAGCTAAAGAGCATGATATCACCGATCCTGAAGTTAAAGATCGTTTGGTAGATAAAATAATGACGGCTCTAAAAGTAGCTAAATTTTTCGTATAAGGATACAATGCCTAAATCACTTTTTGAAGATGAACTAATTGCAGGTATGCAGCAAGAGTTGCACAAGCAAGCTTCGGCTGAAACGCCAAAACTTGTCCAAGCAGCCGAATGTTTGCATGCTGCTTTAGAGATTTTTGAATCACAAGGGATGAAGGCTAGGGCCGATCAGGTTCTAAAGCTTTTACAAAAACTGGCAGATAGCAATGAGGCTAGAGATGTCGAGAAAATGCCAAGCCTTCCTGCCTTAATGGAAGCTGGTTTAACTCAGCGTGATATGGCAGAATTTGCAAAAGGTAGCCCAATTGCTAAGGCTAAATTCAATTTAGTATTACGTAGTCTTGGATTATCTGATCATCAAATTGCAAAATTCATTGGTCATACTAATGTAATGTCTGAAAAAGATGCCAAAGAAGTTCTGGATCCAAATCGTTCATTTAGTAAAATGTGGGAGTGGATGCAAGACCCGAGCAAGCCCGTAGATCCATCTAACATACGCCCTGGTGAAACTCTAGAATTTGAGAGCGTCGAAAAGCCATCAGCACCAAAGGATGAGCCGGGAGAAGTTTTTGAGTTCAAGAGCTTAGCTCAAAAAAAAACTAAAACTCCAAGACCCGATAAAATTAGCGACCGTCACACCAAAGGTTTAACTCCAGAAAAGATGGTCAAAAATCTAGAACAACATGGTCATCCATTAAATCTAGCAGATGATCAATTAATGGATATTCCTTTAAGACCATCTAAATTAACCAAAGAAGATGTTGATGTTGATTTTGCTGATTTATTGGATGTAGAATCATTTGATATTGATGCTTCTGATGATGAATTAATGGGTATTCAAGTAGCTGACGACTCTCTAGAAGTCTTTGATGCAGAAACTTCTTTGGATGATTTCGAAGACGAAAGAGATTAATCGTTTCGTTATATAGGTACTAGAGCGGTATAAGTGATAGAAGGACACTCATGCTAAGACTAGTACAAGTTGGAAATACTCTTCCCGTTAGCTTTATTTGCGATCCGTCGGCTGAATTTCAGCCAGGACAGATTGCAGAGTTGACTGTTATTGGTAATCAAGTAATGGCAACGGTAAGCAACGGTACCGCACCTATTGGTGTTATTGACGACATTAAAACCAAAGCATTTACCAATGTTTCTTGGAATGAAACTGTTATCGTTCCGGCCGTAGGCGTTCCAGGCCCTAATAATACGATAGTTACACCAGTTGATATTAAAGCGGAATTAAGAAAACCTAACATTGTTGCTTCTAGTTTTAATTCAACCGTTAACGTGGTTTTGAATCCAGTTAACGGTATTATTACATTCGTAGCAGGAACTCCATTAAATATCGATTTAGCTGGAACTGGGACACCAAATGGTATCAAAGCTATTGTCAACTATACTTATCAAGTAGCTAATATTCCAGGAGATGACAGTACTGCAGGCTCTGGTAGAATGACTGTTTGGTTTGAAAGAATGTTTTTTCAAACTGACCAATATGAAACTAACCAACAATATCCTGTTCGTGCTAATTTATACGTTAGTGAAACGGGTTTTCTAACTACTAGAAGACCTAGTCCGATTCATCCGGCTGTTGGTATGGTTACTGCACCACCTACTCCAATGAATCCCATGATTGAAGTTCTTTGGTTCTAAAAGCCTTTAATAGCTGCATATTCTTTTATTTACTATGAGCTTTCTATAATCTAGCATATTATAGACAATCTACTCATTTGAGGCGCCAATGACATTTAAACACGTGAAATTTGAGGATTCTCCGACTATGCGAGCTTTGGAAAGAGTCGCAAAAGAGAAGGGTTTGGTAAAGCCAGAATCCCTACAGAAAAAAGCGTCTGTTACTAAAAAAGCAGACTATACTCCATCTGCTGATTTCATGGAGAATATTTTCAAACTATGTGCTGGTTTAAGGGCTCAAGGTTTGGATAAGGCTGCGTCTGAGCTAGAAGTAAATTACCTCAACTACAAACGCGCCCAAACTCTTTACGAAACCTCCAAAGAGAAGGGCGAAGACTTAGTACAGTCTGCCCATCCAAAAGGCAGCCACAAATTAGAAGGTGTAGAGGGTGAAGAAGCAACTGTTGAAGATATTCTTGATCAACAGCTTAAGATGCTAAAAGTGATAGAAAAGAAACCAACGGGTAAATTATCTAGTGCCGCCCAAGTTATCAGAGCAGTTAAAAGAGCTTTGGGACAGCAGATGCCACCTATCCCAGAAAATATAGATCAGTTAGATGAAGATGGTATGGTGCCTTTCCGTCAGTGGGGAGCCTTTGCTCAACTAAAACAAATTCCAGGAGTCTTAGCAAAGGCTAGAGGTATAATTCAAAACAAGATGAACACTACCACTCTTGCTGGTTCTTTCGAAAAAGATTACGCAGCTATAACTGCTAAAATTAACAATATGAATACAGATTCAGTTACTGTTAAAGATGTTGATGAAATCATCGGTCATATTAACAGCATGCAAGGATCTATTAATTTATTTTCCAAGAAAGATCTTTTTGCATTAACTCCTGGTGGCCTTGGTGTTTTACCTACAGCCTTACGTCATGTTGGTGATATTGCTGATATTGCAACCGGTGATTGGGATCAGGCATTAAGAGATCAAATTTCTGGTATATTGACTAATGCTTTAAAGTATGCTACAACTGCCCGAGCTAATATTCGTGGAAGCAATGATGCTGGCATTAAAGCAAGTTTAAAAAAGATGCAAGCATCAAAAGCAGCAGAACCACAGCCAGTAGCAGATACACAAAAAAAGATTGAAGCATTGGCAGCACAGTTTGAAGCATTTGCTGGTCAAATTGCCTCAGATGATCCTAGAGATAAAGATGCTGTTGTGCAAACCCAAGAATGGCTAAAGGGGAAAGCAGGAGCTTTAAGACAACTAGCACAAAAATATCAAGGCGAAGCTAACAAAGAAGCTGTTGATGAAATTTATTTGGGTACTTTAGGTAAGTATCAAACAGCACTTAACAGTGTTAGAAAGACATGGTCGTAATGTCAAATTATCTCAAATACTTTAGATCAGAATTTGAGAAGTACGCACAGGGCCTTGAAGGCCCCGGTGCTCCTCCAGTTAGACCTTCTAGGCCAAGTGCAGGTGGAGGTGGTGCTGCTGCGCCAGCAAGAGGTGGACCATCAAGGGGTGGACCTCCAGCTCGTCCAAGTGCCGGTGTTCCAACACATGGTGGAGGCGCGGTTAATCCTGTTGCTGATATTAAGAAGATGCAGCAAGCAATGCAAAACTTTGCTGCTGCCGTAACAAAATATTCTTTCAATAAACCACAAAAGCCAGGTGATAAGCCAACCGTAAATGACTCTAAAAAGCCGTTCAATGATTTTATTACAGAAGCATACATGGCAGATTCTCCAATTAAAGGAGAAGAGTATTCTACTGATCCAACAAGACAAACACAACAACAGAAGCAACCAACTAATTTGATTGAGATGAACACTGTTATTGATGGTTTGAAAAGAATTGGTTCCCGTGGTAGTGAACTTAGAGCAGATAATATGTGGGATTTTAGAACCAACAATGCTCTTAAGAATATTTATGCTTTTGCTTACTCTTTAGTAAATCTATCGAAAGATTTTGGTCGAACAAATGTTCAATCTTTCGATGATGGTGATTTGTCTAAAATGGCAGAGCTAATTCCCAAGGAAGAAAACCCAAAGGATATTCCAGCCGCAGAAAAATCTACCAAAGCAAAAGCTTTAATACCTCTCATCAATAAATTAACCACGTTTTACAATTACTATGTTGATCAAATTGCCAATCATCCGGCTTATGTAAGATACATTATTGGTGAAGAGCCGCTAATGAATATTAAGCCAGGAGGGGATCCTTTAGAATATAAAGATGATGAAAAAGAGTTGCTATCTAGAGTCAATGATTTGTCTGTAAATTTTGGACAAGGACCAATCCCACTAAGCGCTCTACAAAGTGAAGAGGCATTAGTTGATTATCTTGCCACTAGTATGAGAGTGTCACGAAACCAATTGAACAATCCAAAATTTTTGTTAGGTATGTTGCAGAATATGGTTAAAATGATTGATGGAAAATTAGCGCAAAGTCCAGCGACTCCTCAACCTCAACAGCAAGCTAAACCAAAGCCAACGCAGCAAGTAGATGCTGGAACACCACAAGGTACTGGCCCAGTAAGAAGCGCATAAGGATATCAAATGTCTTTTATCTATGACGACAAAAAGCTGCTCAACTCTCTCATCGAAACGGGTGAGCAATCCATTAATAAAAAGGGTCAACAGCAAGCGCCAATGACTGCCGAGCAACGTGCAACATTTCTATTGGCTAAGAAAATGACTCAGCAATTAATGCGAAAGATGGATCCAAAATCAGCTCCTGCTGCTTCCGCTCCAATTGGAACGGAGAGTGGAAATCCTGTTTCTTTTGATCGTCAAAATTTAGAGACACTTGGAGATTTTCTTAAGTGGGCATCTGATAATGGTGTTACTTGGAATGGAAAAAGAGTAGCCTATGTTTATCCAGACCCTAAACAACAAGGACCACAAGGATACTGGAAGTTTAGAACCTATACCATTGACAGAGCCAGAGATCCGTACGATAGAACAGCAGTTGAAGTACCGGCTTATGCTGACAAAGACTCTCTTATCAAAGTAATTACGTATTTGCGCGATTCTGATGAAGCTAAAAAAGAAAAAGTTCTTGAAGTAATGTTGGGACGATTGATTGCTCAAACCAATCAATTTCTAGAAAAAGATGAGCAAATCGGCCCACGTACTGAGAAAAAACCGGCTGAAGAATTTGATGCCAATACTATGATAGATGGTTTTAGTGATACTACTGTTAACATCAGAGATCCATATGCTGGAATAAAAGAATATTTACAATCAGCAGATCCTGATAAAGTCGTTCGTGTACCACTTAGATGGAGAGATGTCAGTAGTAAGGGCAACCTTATCAACTGGATGGGTGCTATGAAAATTGTTGGTGGAGACAATAAGCCAGTGACACCAACTGATCCTGGTGTAGATCCGTGTGGTATGATTCATCTTCTATATTTGCGCGCCCGCTATCTTTCTCAGTATGCTACTGATAGATTACGTCCTGGCCTTAGCAAAATAGAACAAGCATATCTAAGACAGATTACGACTCTTGGTAAGGAGTTTGATTTTAATGGTCAAGCATGTGCAGTTACTAAGCCAGGTTATGTTGGGCCAGAACAGCCAGCACAAGGTGGAAAAATCAGTCCACAAGCACTTCAACAGTTAGCGACTCTACGACCATTCAAGACTCAGCAAATTGATTTTAGAGAAATTAAGCTATTTCTTGATAAGTATGTTGCTTTACAACCGGGAGTTAAATCAGCGGCTGATACCGCTAAACAGGCAATGGATGCAGCCAATAGAAGAATGGGCACCACTGACTTACCAGTTCAAATTGATAATCTAACAACCGCCAAAATAAAGGGACTAACCAATCAGCCACTTCCATTATTGAATGACTTGCTTAGTGTTATTTCTTATGCGGGTAGAGTGTATCAAGATTTTTATAATGAGTTCAAACAAATTCTTGGAGCAGAAGCAGCTCGCCCAATTGAACAGCAGATTACTAGTGGTGGTCCACAGCAGCAAAATCTAAGTACGCTTCTTCGTGTTAAAGAGCGTTTGATGGGAGAAATTACAAGGTAACTATGGTATCTAGCAGCGAAGTTAATTTTTGTGTTGATACTCTTCTTGTAGAAACCGTATTTGCGGATCCTAAACTCTACAAGAAGGCGGGATTCGTGCAAGATTTGCTCGGCAAGGTCAAAGATTATTTTAGCGCCCATATTGACAAAGATAATCCAGTTAAAAGTGTGGTAGATATTTTAGCTCCAGGAGTTCTTTGGAAAGTATTTTCTGGTGTTGGTCTTGGTAAATGGGGATTTCTTTTAAGCTTATTGATGAATGTTTTCCATGTAGATGCATATGGAATGCTTCAATCTCTATGGAGCAAAGTTAAACAAATGGTTGGTGGTGGCAAAAAAGTATCTTCTGCCGAAGTAGATAATGCTACGCAATCTACCGCTCAAGAATTTGCAAAACCAGGTACAGAGCAAGAAGCTGCTGAGGGTTATGAGCAACTTCAAAAGCAGCAGCCCCCACCATCTGAAGCAGATGATGGCGTTGTATATAGTTCTTTAGAGCTTCTGCATGATGCCAAAATTGTTAGTCTAGCTCTTATCGAGTATGAAAGACAGAATATGAGATTGACTAAGGAGGCAATTAGCAAAAGCGATTTTCTTAGCGGATACAGTGGCACCAAAGCTAAGGGAACAAGTCTGTTAGCTAGAATATTTGGCTGGATTATTAAAGTAGCTTTGGCATCTGTTGGATTAATGGTTGCTGGCGATGTAGCTAACGAATTAATGGGCAGACCAAGCGCCCTTAGTGGAACATATCAGGCTGGTAAAGAAAAAACTGAGGTAGCTACCCCACCACCTAGAAGATCTACTCAAACAAAGTTTCCTTTTAAAGGTGATGCGCCTATGCCATCAACTTGGCCACAAGTTAATAATGAAACTAATATTGAAAATATGTTAATCCAATTTGCTAAAGATACTTATTCTGGATTGGATGGACATGAAAATGATATTAGAAATAGCCCTGCTTTCCAGGCTGTTAAAGATGAAATTGCCTGGTTCAATGTTCATAACCCAAATAGTACTGCCATTTTTATTCCAAGGAATTTTAGTTCTAAGAGAGGAACGGTAGACTATTTTATTGATGATGTTGCTGCCCGTGTTAAATAAGGCATATCAGAGCATATCATTATAATTTTCTTTTAGGTGGAACCACATGAGAAGAAGCGAGATATTTGAAAGTTTTGTTAAAATTGCCCAAGAAAGCGGAATGGTATCCGAAGCTGATCATGCGGAGAATACCGAGACCTCTTTTTCTGAGACAAATCCTAGAATGGATTCTTTGACTATTGAGCAGATTAGCAAGCTATACAATACCAAACCAGCTCGACCAGAGGATATGGATTATAAGCGTAACATCATTGAAGATGCGCATCCAGATAGAGTTGTCATCTCTCCATCCTATGATAAGCTAAATGGCCTCGTTGAAAACGAAAATGAAGGTCAAAATATTCGTATTCGTATTACACTTAAAGAGCCTGATGGTCACCTAGTACAACGTAAATATGCTAAAAAGAATTTAGTACTCTCATTAGTTAGTATTGCTAACGAGCTTGATAATCGTAACAATGATGAATTGCGTAAACTAGCTGATGTTTGTTTGAATCAAGCCACTGGCACCAAAATGAAGAAGCAAGCTCAGGGATGGGAAATTGCCCTTGTTGTAGCTGTTCTCGGTGCTATTTATGCGAAGAATCATTTAAGATTTCACAGCGACGGTTGGGCCGCGGATTATCAAAAAGCTCTTGGAGAAATTGATGATTTGTTAAATTCCAATACCAACTTTGGTGTCGGATATGCTTATACCCCACAATTTATTCAAATTGTCAATCAGTTAAAAGGTTACCTACAAGAGTTAAACTCTTCTGTTACTAAAGTTCTTCCAATCTTAGAAAAGATGGAAACTCCAAAAAATGCGGATGAGTTAAAGCAAATGATAAACGAACCTGAAACTCGTGAAGCGGTTGCCGCTCTAGATGAGTTCAAGAAGGAGATGATCAAAGTTTATCCATTCATTAATAAGGTTATTACAGACTTTGGTAATGAAGGATATAAGCAGCGCGCTATTGCTCAGAAGGGAATGTTATCATCTTTAGTTGACGCAACCGAAATTTTACATGGCGGTTGGGGATTAGTAGCTGATGACTTTGATGATGTCAAGCACGCCCTACAAACTTTGAAAGTAGATTTAAACAATCTAGTTAAAGGATTACAAGGTGCCGAAAGTGTTAAGCAACAAGCTCAACAAGAATTGGCATCTAGTGAATCTGAAATCTCTAAGGCTTTTGCCACTCCACCAGCTCAGAAGGAGCCTGCTGCTGGAGAAACCGAAGCTTCTTTACAGAACGAAAGTAAGGGCTTTTTAGGCGGTATTTTTGGCAAGTAATATGGGCATAGATCCATATTTCTATGACTTAAGCACTTTTTTATCGAAAACATATCAATAAAGAAGTATGCTTTTTGAATTTTGTAAGTAATAGGTGTAAGTAACCGTGCCCCTTGAGGCATTTGAAGATTAAATAGGAAAATACAATGGCTTTAAAACTATTACAACCAGGCATTCAGCCTTTAGGTCAGTTTGATGGTCTTGACGCAGATGTTCTACAAACCAAGGGTGGCGAAGTTGTTACTTTCACTTATGTGACTACTTCTGGCCAACCAGGCGTTCACACTGCCGGAGAAGACCAGGCTGCTTATGATGCATTTGACGGTTATGTCAACGTATCTGGCACCTTTAAGCGTCCAGCAGTAACCAAGACCCACGCAGGCACCAACTTTGCCGCTCGTCCATTGATGCTATCTGACGATGGTATCCAGGGCTACGGTACTCTCTTCGGAGCAGTCGTTGGTGGCGCCGTTGGTCAACAGGTTAACGGTCCAAACAGCTACACTGGTGCTGTACTTGGTCCTCACACTGCAACCGGCTCTGGCAAGACCACTTGCTGGGACAAGCCAGGTCTCTATGCAGTATCCTTGGATGCAACTCACTCCAGCTTGCAGCCAACCAACACCACCCTAACCGGCGGTGATGCTCTAGGCTTTACAACTGGCGGTCTTTTGACCCAGGCAACTAACGCTGCCACTGTTTCTTCCAACGGTTCTGCTGTTGGTTCTGGCGGTGTCGCTGTTGTTGTTGGTCGCCTAGTAGAGTTCAACACCAACCAGGCTTTGGTAACCACTCCAAACTACTTGGTTGCTGCTTTGAACAGCCCATCTGGAAACGTCTCCTCGGTACAACCAAGAGCATTCCAGTTCGCAACCATCTACTTCGCTCCTCCAGCCTAAGTAGCTGAATAAAAACTTCTCTGACCGAGAGGTCGGGGGAGACGTAAGTCTCGAAGCCCACAAGGCACCTCTCACCCCTTAACTTTTAAGATAAAGCTGGTAAGACTGGCAAATTTTTCTAGGAGAACCTATGAATATGTTTAGTGGTAAAGGCGAATTAAACGCCTCATCTTTTAAAGATGCATTGCAGGCATTGGTAAAGTACGCAGCCATTCTCGAAGAGAATGTTCCTGCTAACCAAGGTCTCGCCGGCCAACCAGCATTGAGCGATGAGAAGCGCGATGAATTAATTACTCGTGCTATCATGACTCAGGACGGTAAGATTGCTCTAGCCCAGGCTATGGCAAACCCAATCCGTAGAAACTTGGATTACCACGGTATCGCTCGTCGTGCCTTGGTTGTCGACCCACTACCACAAGGTGCAATTCCAACCTACGATAGAGATATCGATGTTGCTGCAGTTGTTATTTCCTCTAACGGTACTGGTCCAGAATCCAGAGTCTTCGGTGACCGTGTAGTTGTTCCTGAGTTTGAAATCTACGCCAACCCAACGGTTCGTATCGCTGAGGTAAAGCGTCGTAGATTCAACGTCATTGACAGAGCTGTTCAGAAGGCTCGCCAAGAAATCATGGCCCAAGAAGATGCAAACATCTTTGCGGCTCTTGATGCGGCTTCTTCTGTTGAGAACACTCTCACTGACATCGCCGATGCAGGTTTGCTAAAGCGTGACTTGGTTGAAATCAAGCAACAGATTGACCGTTGGGACTTGGTAACCACCAAGTACTTTATGAACATCAACGAGTTCACTGACATCCTCAAGTGGGGATCTGGTGGTGGACAAGGTGTTGGCGGAGGCGACTTCGATCCAGTAACCATGCGTGAAGTTCTACAGACCGGTCTATACGCTCACATCTGGGGTACTGACATTATGGTATCCAAGATCGTTCCACCTGGAACCATCTACGGTGTAGCCGACCCTGAGTTCGTTGGTGTAATGCCAATCCGTCAGGACATCGAAGTTCTACCAGCAGACGAGCCAAAGCAATTGAAGCTCGGTTGGGTAGTCTCTGAGATTATCGGTATTGCTATCGTCAACCCACGTGGTTGCGCAGCAGGTCGTAAGTCTGTCGTAATCGGCGCCTAATAAGCCTGATTGAATAATTCCGAGGTGCCCTCTAGAGAAATCTAGAGGGCATTTCATTTTTCTGGCATATAGATATGGACTCTAAGAAAACTCGCAAACAATACATGCATCTTGTTCCTAAGCTGAATAAGATTATGAAGCATGTGCAAGAGCAATTGGCCGACCTTCCGCCAAGTGATTTTGCAATGGAAGTTAACTTGAAGCCTTATTCCAGTATTAAACGCAAAATGGAAACAGAAGGACTCCATGACCCTAGTGAATTATCTGATCTCGTTAGAGGTCGCATTTTCTATTCTGATCAATTCAATGCCGATAATATCGTGCACATTCTGAAAAAACTATTCGGTAAGCAAGTCACAGATATAGACGATAACAAGCACCGCTCTCCTGAACATGGATTGCAGTATCATGGTATTGTTCATGTACATTTAGATTTTGATGGAACACAATTTGAAATGCAGTTGATGCCATTGGAGTTCCAACCATATAAAGAATTCTTACATCAAATATATGAGAAGTTTCGAGATGAAAAGTCTCGTAATAAAATGACGGATCATCAGAAAGATTTTCTGCGCAAAGTACATAACAAAATGTACAAGAAGCTGGATGATGAGGCCCAGAAGAACCGAGCCTCAAATCCAGACTAAACGCGCCTAGCGACTTCTAGCAAATGATATTTGGTATTGTGCTCCGGATGAAGCAAAATTTCCAAATAGCACTCTTCTAGAATTTTCTTGATTCTAGGTCCGGCAGGAACGCCAGACGCTAGCAAATCATCCCCGTTAATTTGCATTTCTTTACGGGTTAGAACGATTTCATGGCGGTACTTGTCCAACAGGCTCCAGGCTCCAATTTCCATCGCCTCTGACAATTGTATAAATTGTTTGAGGGTCTGGTCCCATGGGTCGGGGCTTTGGTTCTTTAAGAATGCCATAAAGTCTTTATAGCTTTGCGGGCTATCTAACCCTTCAAAAATGTAGAATTTTTCAACCAAATTCAAAAGGAATAATACCCTTTTCATTTCCTTGTTAGAAAATTTCAGATTGATTAATTCTTCATTAACTTGTTGAATTGGCAATTTATTGTACAAAAATGCTAATCGAACTTCCAATGGACCCTTGCAGTTATTCTGTTTTGAAAGCAAAGGTAATTGTCTACCTGCTAATAGCGGGCAAGCAATATCCAATGCACCAGATTCTTGCAGAAGCTGTAAGCCAATAGAAGGATGATTTGACATCAATATTTTAGTTAGTTCATCGTTAATGCGCTCTTTGGATACTCTCTTCAAAGTATCAAGACTTTCTTTCATACCAGATAACGTGTAGGTATCTACCGTATATCCAAAACGGGCAGCAAATCGTGCTACTCGCATGATACGCAAACCGTCTTCTTGAAATCTTTGAACAGGGTGACCAACTGCTCTGATCAGTCCTAAACTAAGGTCTTCTACGCCTTTAAAAGGGTCTACTAGTTTAGCAGTTAATGGATCATAAGCAATAGCGTTGATGGTTAAATCACGTCGTGATAAGTCTTGTTCTACATTAGGAACAAAGAAAACCTCATCCGGTCTACGACCATCAGAATATTTTCCTTCAACCCTAAAAGTAGTTACTTCGAAGTGATTTTCGACACCTTCTCCCATACAAACTGTGACCGTACCATGTTGAAGTCCGGTCGGAATTGTTTTGGGGAAAATCCTCAAAACTTCTTCTGGAGAAGCATCAGTAGTAATGTCCCAATCCTTAGGATTCTGCCTTAAAATCAAGTCTCGAACACAACCTCCAACAATAAAAGCTTGGTAATTATGTTCATTAAGGATTCGGCACACTTCTATTGCCAAAGGGTGAATTGAGTTATGTGAAATACGTAGGTCTTCCATAATATCCGCACTATAAAACTTAAAAATTGCACGTCAAGGGGCCGGGCGTGTAATAAGTAGGCATATTACTAGGATTCTATCTAAAGACAGAGGAAAATGAGTCATTTGCTAGAGGTTACCGAACTTTACAATTTGATTTCCCGAGGTACACAAGACGTGGAGACCAGGAAACAATCCAGATTGCTGCGAAAAACAGCTATGGAATCAGTGTCTTCTGGGCGCGGCTTTACCAAATTGGCTTTTGATACTCGTCGTGTTGATCAAGAAACCGAATACAACCCTCGTAGAGGCTTGCAAAACTATAACCGTAGTGAACAATTCATTTCTGAAGGTCTTGCTCAAAGAGTCAAAAATTTTGCTAAACTTCGTGATGCTCTTAATGAGCTAAGAGAAGTTTATGGAAAAGAAAACGAATGGCAAGACAGTAATACACGTGTTCTATTAACTGCTGTTGATAAAGGATTACGTACTGGTATTGACGATTATGATTTTGCACAAAATCAACCCGGTGTTGGCAGCTTTGATTATTTAGAAGAGCTACTAAATGTAAGGTATCGTTTAACTCATGATGAAATGACTAGACTTGCTAAATCTGACTTGAAAAAAGTTATATTAGCTAAAGACGAGGAATTGACTCGTAAAGATGTTAAACAGGCATTGGAAATAACCAAAAATGATGTGGCTACTAAGGGCTACGATTCATTGATCGAAAAACTTCTTGAAGGCTGTAAGGCTAGCGCGGAAAATCCAGATGTGGAAAGAACCATTACCATTACAATCAGAGATAAATTTCACAAAGAGGGGTGAGCTATGGGAATGAATGTATTCGCTCCCCATTTGCCCGAATGTGGTCAATTTATAGTGAGAAATATCTCGCCACAGAAGAAGACTATCTTTATTTTCAACTACCCAATTAATTTAAATGAGACTAGAGATTTACTTAGGATACCCGGTATCTATGAAGCAGAAATCAAATCGTCTTTAATGAAAGGAACATTAAAAAGAAAGTTCAAAAACCAAGACATTGAATTGGTTTTTAGTAATATTGACTTACTACAATTTAGTGATTGTGGCATTCAATATTTAGAAGGTTATGGTTTTACTACGGGTGTTACAATCGGATTCGATCAGTTAGATGGTTATGTACAAAACTTAATTCTAGCTGGCGGTGGAGGTGGTATCACACCACAAGAACACAAAACGCTTAGAGACCTTATTCATTTTATTGATCAAGGTCCTGGTGATGGTTTTGCATCCGGAGCTTTTAAAGAGGTATTACCAGTAGGAACGCCATTTCCAACTTCTATTATTTGGTATTTAGATGTTGCTAAGACAAAAAAATTGGTAGAGAAATTTATCACGTATGATGCAAATAAGCAACCTGCAACTATTCAATGGAATATGTATGATTATGATGGTGTAACGCTCATTCATACAATTGTTGATACGTTCACGTATACCAATAATATATTTGAAGCAACTAGAACAAGGACGATAAGCTAATGCCTAATGAGTCACCAGCAGCGATTCTGTTTGATGAATTTGGTAATCCCATAGGTGTATTCTATGATGGATATGTCTATCGTCTACAAACACAATCAGTAATTGACGACCCTAGCGGCCACGGACCAGTAACAGTTAAGCCTGGTAATCAGGCAGCCGTCCCGTCCGACCGCGCCCTTGTAGTTGCAATCTCGCCAAATAATTCTTTTACGGTAACTACGGCTAGACCAGCTACTAGTACTACATCTAGTGTAGCAGCCTCTGCATCTAATACTGTTTTACTTCCATCTAATACAAATAGATTAGGGGCTACAATATATAATGACTCTTCATCGTCATTATTATATGTTAAATTAGGCTCAACAGCCACTACTAGCGATTTTACTGTCAAATTATTTCCGCTGTCTTACTATGAAGTACCATATGGATATACAGGCGAAATAGATGCAATTTGGTCAAATGCTAGCGGGTTTGCAAGAATAGATGAATTAACCCCATAAAAAACTATGGATAAAGTAATATACTATAGGTAAGTATAACAATTAACTTACGTGAGGATTTGAATGTCATCAGTATCTCCTTCTTCAGTTTTATTCAGCTCCGACGGTTATGAATTAGCCGTAGTTGGCGGCGCTGCGTTTATTCCGGGAACACGTAGTATTCTGTTTGCAGGTAATGATGGCACAGATACTCGTACCGTTCTTGTTGACTCTCTAGGTCGCCCAGTAATGGTTGGCGCTGGTACCGCAGGTACACCTGCTGGTGGCGTAATCACTATCCAAGGTGACCCGTCTATGACTCCGGTCATAGTAAATCAGGGAACCAATCCTTGGACTGTTAGCGGCACAGTTGCTGTAAGCTCTGTAGCTGGTACCGTTGACGTAACGGGTAGCTCAGTATCCATTACTGGTACTGTAGCAGTTACTCAATCCACATCCCCATGGGTTGTTAGCGGAACGGTAACTTCTGACCAAGGAACTCCAAACTCTTTAATCAACGCATGGCCAATCACACTTACAGACGGCTATGGTGAGATTCAAGGTTCTTCCGTTAACCCACTTTATGTAACTGGTAACATTACTGCAAACAACGCTTCTGTTGGTACAGATGGCGCTGCCGCTCTAGGTTTTGATACACAAGTTGGTGGTGTTGTAAGCACCGCTGCTCCAACTTATACTAACGGTAATTTGGATGCGCTCTCTCTAACCACTCTTGGTGGATTGAGAATTGACGGTGTATACGCTGGTGGAACTGCAACTTCTACTGCTGCCGATCAAATGGTCGCTGGTGGTTATGTTACAACTGTTGCTCCAACCTACACTAACAACACTCTAAATGCTTTGTCTCTAGATACAGCCGGAGCTTTACGTGTTACTGGATTTGTAACTACCAACAAGGCAGCTACCTCTGCGGTAACTTCTGTTGCTGCATCTACAAGCAGCGTTACAGTTTTGGCGGCAAATGCTGACAGAGTTTTCGCTTCTATCTACAACGGTGGAAACAAGACCATGTACATTAAGCTTGGCGCTACTGCAAGCACTTCCAGTTATACTATCCAGATCTTCTCTGGAGCTTACTGGGAAGTACCAAACGATTATACCGGTCAAATTGATGCAATTTGGTCAGGTACCGGTGGTTCAGCCCTTGTAACCGAGTTAACTCCATAATCTAGTTAGCTGAATTAAATAAGTAAATTTTAAAGGAGTCTGTGTTAAACAGACTCCTTTTATTTTGTCCATAATCTAGTATAGAGAAGAGGATTAACGATGGCAAGAGTTGAAGGTGGAGCTGTAACTATAATCACAGACTGGCCAGGATTAAAAGAGCTTATAAACACTAGAAATCTGAATTTCAGATTTGAAGAGGATGATGTTGCTTATGAAATTTTTGCCATCGATGGGCAATATTTTTATACAGCGACTATCTATAAAGCTGGCAAAGCCCCAGATAATCAAGCAACATATGATACATATCGCGCTGAATTCGAAGCTGATTATAAATACAAGATTACTGATTTTAATGCCACTGAACCTTTCTTTTTAACTAATCAGGATGGATATTCTGTTGTTCTAAAAGATGGAAATGCACCAACATCTAATGATGGATATGGTATTGCTGTAATTGGAATTGATGGTTCTAATTATAGAATGCTTAAAATGGACACTTCTGGTCGTCCGGTTATGGTTGGAGCCGGTACGGCCGGTTCCCCTGTTGGCGGATTGATTACTATTCAAGGGGATCCATCTGGCACGCCTTTGCCAATTTCTGGTAGCATCACGGTAAGTGGAACTGTCACGGCTAATCAAGGTACTGCAAATACTGCCGCTAATGGATGGCCTGTTAAAATAACTGATGGCACTAACATTCTAGGAACTAGTGGCGATCCTATAAGAATTGATCCAACTGGCACCACCACGCAACCAATTTCTGGTACTGTTACAGCTAATGCTGGAACTGGAAATTTTGCGGTTGTCCAGGCTACAGCGGCTCTTTTGAATGCTACAGTGACCGCAAATGGCAATTTTAATAACGCATCCGTGAGTGCCACTGCTGCTGTACCTCCGGCTTCAGCCACTTACATTGGCGGTTCAGTTACAACAGCTTCTCCGACCTATACTAATGGAAATATGAATGCCCTGTCATTAACTACGGCAGGAGCATTAAGAATAGATGGATCGGCAGTTACCCAACCAATTTCTGGAACCGTAACCGCGAATGCAGGAACTGGTACTTTCAGTATTTCTGGAACAGTTACATCTAATCAAGGAACTTCTCCTTGGGTTAACAATATTACTCAGTTTGGTGGAAGCAATGTAGTGACTGGAACTGGCACATCTGGTGCAGGTATCCCAAGAGTTACAGTATCTAATGACTCTAATATTTTGGCAACTCAATCTGGTACCTGGACAGTAGCTCAAGGAACCGCAGCAGCATTATCTGGAGCTTGGCCTGTTAAAGTTACAGATGGTACTAATACGATGCCAACTATGGATGCTGCTGCTCGTGCTGGATACATGAGGATTACTGATGGTACAAATACTCTTGGTACTCTATTCAATACTTTGCATGCAGATCCTAATGGCGATCGTCGTACTATTCATAATAATGCTACGATTACATCCAGTAGTTCAACAGTACTTACTTGGGTTGGATGGTCTGAATGGTATCTAGTAGTCAATCTGAAAAACGCCCCAACTGGAACTAGCCCAACTATTCAATTTAAAGTTGAGCAGGTCGATCCAATTGATCAAACTACGGTGCTTACTGGAGTAAGAGTTTTCACAGGAACTGTGATGACAGCCGCTGGAGTTGATATTATTGAAATTCCTGAGTTAGTTAGTGACGCAATAAAAATTTCTTGGACGGTAACTGGTGCGAGCGCCTCTTGGACAGGAGTAAATGTTACGTTCTGCGGTCATGGTGCTGGAAATGCTATAGAAGGTCAGGCAGATGTAGGAACTATCGCCGATGATCCTCCAGTACCAGTAGCTGGAGTAGACCAAGATGGATATATTCAATATTTGAATGTAGATGGTTCTGGTAACTTAAGAGTTGTTACTCAGACTGCACCATCTAATGTCGATAATGGATTAAATGCCGGATATGCAAAGTTAGGAGGAGGTACTTCTGGTGTTGTTATTCCAGTATTATCTACTACATATACTGAACAATCTAGCAACGCTCAACGTTCAATGTCTTCGTCTAGTGCTAACGACACCTCAGCAGGAACAGGTGCACGTACAGTTGAAATTACTTACTATACTGCTACTTTCACGGGCCCGTTTACCGAAATAGTAACTTTAAATGGAACCGCAGCAGTCAATACAACTAACACTAATATTTGCTACATAGAATCTATGGTGGTTAAAACTGTCGGATCAAATGGTACTAATGTTGGAACTATTACTTTATTTGCTAGCACTGGAGGAGCTGGTGGTTCAGTAGCATCAATTGGAGCCAATACTTTAACTGGATCTATTGGTGATAGTAGGACATTATATGCACAACATTATGTTCCTAGTGGAAAGACATGTTTTATTACTGGATTTTTAGTAAGCTCCTCTACTACAACATCTTTTTTCTTAAAAACTAAAGATCTTACAGTTGCTAATGCTGCCGAACAAATTATTACTGGTGTTATTCCGACCTCTAATCCTTTTGAACGTATTTATGGTACGCCTCTTGAGGTGGTAGGTCCCGCTAGAATAGTTGCATATGCTATTCCGTCCGCAAACAACGCTACAATCAGCGCATCGATTGACTATTATGATCAATAAGGTGAATTATGTCAGTTCTTTTTAACGCTCCCGCTAACATTTCAGATACCTGGACAAATATTAAAGCTATAATACTGCAAAAATTATTACCAATGCAATATGTTGATGACGGCACAACATATACTATATTTGCATTTGATGATTCCACCATTGTATATGATACTATTATTTGGAAGGGAACAGTGCCCTCAAGTGTTATAGCTAATGGCTATTCACAATCTCAAAATGATAGTGACAAATCAGATTTTGAGACTAATTATAAGCTATATGCAAACATGCCAATTGTTAAGGGAAATTTTGATGATCCTAGATTGTTGCGTAGATTTGGCAACCTCACCAGCACATCTACTTCTGAAGTATTAGTTTGTGTTAGAGGTTATACTGAACTTACATCAGCAAGACAATGTTCGGTCAAATCAACAAGTGCCCAAGATAAATCTGGTGGTAGCGGAGCAGTAACTGTTCGTATTACTTATTTGGATGATAATTATGTTGTCAAAACAGAAGATATCGCACTAAACGGAACTACTAAAGTTAACACCGTTAATACCGATATCAGATTTGTGGAAAGATTTGAAGTTATTCAGGGGGCCGCAGCGGCTGGTGCTATTAGTTTACAGGATGGAACTACAGGTGGAGCCAGTGAATTTTGTGGTATTGCAGCAGCAACTACGGAAGCATTTTTATGTCATCACTATGTGCCCGCTGGTAAAAGAGCCTGGGTTGTTAATTGGGGCGCCACTGGCGATGATGAAATCAAACTTAAACTAAATGGACAGTTAACTTTCGG